GTATTCCGCCTTGCCCTAGATACAACTACTGGCCAAGTACCACTCTTGACTCGCGCACTTGAAGCGGCAATCATGCCAACTGGCGAGCGTATCTACTGCATTGGTGCGTACCTTGGCAAGTACATCGTCATTGGAACCAACAAAGGTATTCGTATCGGAACGATTGATACCTCTGGTTTTGTATCCAATGGTTACATTACCTATGGCCCAATCATTGTCGTTACCAATGGCTACGATCCAGCCAGCGCAACTATCCTTTCAGGTTACGCCGCTAGAGCCTTAACTTTTAATGATAGATATGCTTACGTTACCGTAAGCAACTACATAGATAACGGCGATGGAACCTACTCGTCAGGTTTGGTTAAGATTGATTTAAGCCGTGACTTTGGTGCGCTCCAGATGGCATGGGCTACACACCTTCGCGTGCCTTCCACAAAGGAAGTAACCACCGTATGCGTTATGGGTAGCACCAACAAACTCATCATCGGTGTTAAAGAGACTGCTATCTACCAACAGGCGACAACGCTGGTATCCAGCGGCTACCTGCAAACAGGCCAGATCCGCTACTTCACTCTTGAGGACAAGCACTTTGAATTGGTTAAGTTGCGTCAGACCTTGCCAATGCAAGGCACGCTCAAAGTATCGTCTGTGGATGCTAATGGCGCAATAGCCGACATCATTACGGTTGGAAATAACTTTGATTTTACCCAAGACATCACTGGCCTAGACCAGTACGACCTTACGCCCAAAGAATCTATCGCCCTCAAGTTCACACTTTATTCTGCCGTAGGACAGTTGGTTGGGCAGGAAGATTCATTCAATGGCTACCAACTTAAAGCCCTTCCAGCGGTTAAGCGTGAGCGCATTATCACGCTCCCACTTCTTGTATTCGATCAAGAAATGGACAAGAACAATATGACCATTGGNTNCANNGGCCGTACATGGAAGCGCATCACGGCCCTTGAGGATATTGAATCCAATGGCGATGTTGTTGTCTTGCAAGACTTCCGCAACGGCGAGCAAGTGCGAGGCGTTATTGAATCTATGAAGTTCACAGTTGTAGCACCACCTAGCCGTGCATTTGCTGGTTATGGCGGCGTATTGCAAGTCCAATTCCGTACCGTATAACCGAAAGGCGCAAGTAATGTCATCCGATACAGCAACCATTGTCTATTCTTATTTCTTTGTCGGCGTAGCACTTCTGGCAGGCATGAGCATTATTGCGCGTCACACTATTGCAAAACACACAGAAGAATTAAAAGATAAACTTAACAGGATTGAATACGCCCTTTACAACGATGGCAAAACTGGGCTAATCAATAAAGTTGAAGAACTATTGGCTAACCAACAACTTATCAAAATTGATGTTGAGGTTGTCAAAGCCAAGCAAGAAAAATGAATTTTTATAAAAAGTTTAAGCAGGGAACTAATCTTTGGTTTCAAAGTTTCATTGTGGTTGAAATTTCCCTTAATTACAAAGACTTACTTCGCTATCCAATAGTAGTACCCGCAACAATCTCTGCCTTTGTCCCCGTTATATGGAGATGGCTAAACCCGAAAGAGGAATGATGTACCAACCCCGCATTGGCGATTACGGAGTAATCAAAACCCATGGTTTCTTTGGTTGGCTTATCCGCCTTGGAACTTTTAGCCGTTGGAACCACGCCATCGTTTATATTGGCAACGGCATGGCTGTATCTGCCGACCCATCTGGCGTTAAGAAAGATCCAATTACCAACTGGGATAACATCGCATGGAACCAGCATGAAGAACTTGATGATAACCAACGGATGCAGATTGTCAATGCAGCCCTTGAAACAGTTGGTTCGCACTACGGCTTTATCACTATTGCCGACATTGCCTTTCGTATTCTTGGATTAAAGATATTTAGCAAAGCAATACTGGACAGACTGCCAGACACAATGGCTACATCTGCTCCGAATTAGTCGCAGAGTGTTACCGCAAAGGCGGTCTGGTAATTGCAGAACAAGACTATCTCTGCACGCCTGGAGACTTAGCAGAGAGGCTGATATGGCAATGACTTACCCATTCATTCAAGCAAAGCATTACACCGTTGGACGCAATGGCATCAAACCACGCCTTATTGTGATTCATACTATGGAGACACCAGAGAACTATGGACGCGCACATCAAGTAGCGACCTGGTTTAGTGGCGCTAATGCACCACAAGCCTCTGCTCACTACATGGTGGACAACGAGGATATTTACCAGACGGTTAAGGAAACTGACACGGCCTGGGCTGTGGATGACTGGGATTTGAACCAATGCTCTGTATCAGTGGAACATGCTGGTAACGCGGCTCAAACACCATCCCAATGGACAGATGCCTACTCCAAGGCTGAACTAGCCCTTAGCGCCCGTTTAACGGCTGATATAGCCCATCGGTGGGGTATTCCTGCGGTGAAGTTATCGCCAGCCGACATCCTCGCTGGTAAGGCTGGATTCTGTGGGCATAACGATATTACCGCTGCCAAGAAGATTGCTGGTGGGCATACGGATCCTGGCCCAAATTATCCTTGGGCAACTTATATCGCCCAAGTTAATGCTATACTTAANGCAACAACAGCGACGGCTGTTAAACCTTAAGGAGAAACATGAAGTTCAATCGTCAAATCCTGGAACATTATTTCATTGCCCTTGGCGTATCAGCGGTTGCCATCTGGCAAACTGGTAATCACAATTTTAAGCATGTTGCTTGGGCCGCTGCGGTTGCAGTGCTTGGGCCTGTGGCGCACTCGGCCTATACCCACTTCAAGACCGTGAGTGTAACACCGCCGACAAAGTAAAACTTAGTAGCAAGACTAACCGCCCCTTNGGGGGCGGTTTTTTTTGTTGTTTTTTTGCTATACTCGCTATCNCCATAGCCGCTCGTTCGGCGGAAGCCCTAAAGGCTTCCTCGGTANGCAACTCGCTTCGCTCGTATTATACACACATACCATCGGCTCTTGTCAAATCGAGCCTCTGGTATTTTCAACCCATAGGCAAAAATGTTTTCCGCGCCAGTGTGTCTCGATTTGACAGCCACGCTTACGCATCTGCTACCGTTCATCCATGAACAACGAAACAACTATCCAACACAGATCATTTAGCGCATTTACATCATGGCTACGATGTGGCAAAGCCTTTCAACTGGAACGCGAGTTGAAGGCACCGTCAGAGCCTGCATGGTGGTTTGCTGGGGGCAGTGCCTTCCACTCCGCCGCTGAGAAATTCCTACTAGCAGAATTTGGTAAGGACAATGGATGACATCATTAACCTTAAACCCACCGCGGGTCAAGAAGCAGACTACCGTTCACTCGGTCCGATTAGAGTATGTCCATGTGGATCTGAATGGTGGAATGTCAAATGTAAGTTTGACGATGACTTTGAAATTGGAATATACTTCACGGACGCAAGGTGCGTCTCTTGCGACAGTATCGCAACAGTAGTTACGGCGGTAGATAAATGCTAGGACTATATACGCGCTTNATTCTCTGGATCAATAATTGGTCGGCAGAAAAACTGCTAGACTTGTACGACTGGGACAACGACGAGTATTGTGAGGATTGCGACTAATGGGACAGAAACGAGCAAAGATAATTAGCCGTGATGCTTTTGCCAAAGCCTTTGTCGAAGGTGAAATAATCATGCGCCGTAACTTGGCGGGACTTATCCAAGCCGAGATTGAGAAGGCAGAACCAGAAGGCATTACCTACTCTGGCGACTTGCGTACTGGTTATATAAACGGCCTTAAAAGAGCGCAACGAATAGTGTTTGGAGAAGTGCATGAATCTTGAAACNATCTGGGAAGAATCCTTTAACGAGGCGATAGCCGACATTGAAACACGCACAGGCACNAATCCAACAGATTGGCGCGTGGGTGGTAGGGCTACCGTTAAGAATCCCGACAAAGAGAACAAGGCTTGGTGGGATGAGAACGGCCTTAAGATGTTTCAAGAGTTTGTCGCCGTATGGCATGAAAGCCATATCAAGATATGGGAAAGCCCAGAGGGGTTGCCTGGTATCGAACTAGGCTTTAATCAATACTTTGGCAATGTCCTTATTAAAGGCTTTGCCGATCTTGTTGGAGTCTTGCCAAGTGGTGAATTAATTGTGGTAGACTTTAAGACAGGTAGCCGTACCCCAGANTCTGCAATGCAGTTGGGATTGTATGCTTGCCTTATGGAATTACAATTTGGCGTCAGGCCCACCCGTGGTTACTTCTACTCAGCGCGTAGCGCAAAGTTTGAAGAGGTTGAAGGGTTACACCGCTGGACGGTACCTGTATTTACAGAACTGTTTGCACAGTTCGCCCGTGGACTAGAGGCAGAAATTTTTTTACCAAATGTCGGTATGTCGTGTGGAACTTGTGGCGTGAAGGATTACTGTTACGCCGTAGGTGGAGAACTTTCAAAACTATATGACCCAATAGCACAACTAACAAAGGAGCAAGTAAATGGCAAGTGAATCAACAAAACTACAGGTCAACTTTAAGTTGGCCGACGGCACACTCATTAACCTCTATGCCGATGGACAGGCGGATCTTGAGACGCAATTAGCGGCTATTCAAGACCTTGCTGGCTTTATCAGCACAGTATCTGANGATCTAGGTCGTGCTAATAAGACCGTTGGCGCAGTTAACATTGTCCAAGAGCGTCTTGGCGGTATCGTTGTTAACGCACNAGCACCAGCAGTGCAACAGTCACCGCTTTCTTATGGTTTGGANCAATGCAAACATGGCGCACGAACCTTCCGTGAGTCAAAGCCTGGCGCACCAAAGGCCTGGAAGGGCTACTTCTGTCCTACCCCAAAGGGTACGCCAGATCAGTGCGAACCGAACTTCGCTAAGTAACCCGCTATGCTGTCACTACACCAAGCGGCAGCGAAAAGCACAAATGATTATGCACTGCTACCAGACCTATTCCCCTCATTCGTTCAAGAGGGGATTAGGTTTCGTAGGGGGCAGTTGACAATGATTGCTGGCGCACCTAACGCTGGTAAGTCACTCATCGCTCTCTGGATGGCAGTTCAAATGAAGGTGCCGACGCTGTATATCTCAGCAGATACAGACGGCTACACAACCGCTATTAGAGCAGCATCAATGATTACTGGTCATCGTACCGATACCGTTGAGGAAGCATTTGCCAGCGGTGCTGGTCAAGATTTTTATGGCGAAGAACTGGAATCAGTTAAGCATTTACAGTTTGATTTTGCGCCCTCTCCCACGCTAGATGAGATTGATCTTGCGATTCGAGCCTATGGCGAGGCTTATGGCGAATACCCACACATGATTATTGTGGACAACGCTATGAATGTCGTGTCTATGGCTGGCGATGATTGGTCAGGCCTTCGTGAGATTGCCAAGGCTATGCACCATATTGCCCGTGAGACAGAAGCGGCAGTGGTATTGTTGCACCATACAAGTGAGGCAGAGGGCAAGCCAGACTTGCCACCAAGCCGTAAAGCAATTCAAGGCAAGATCGCACAATTACCAGAGATGATTCTTACGGTGGCACTGGTGCCACACTCAGGAGAATTNCGTATTGCTTGTGTAAAGAATCGTTTTGCCAAGCACAGCGCAACTGGTGATAACTACTTGACATTATGGGCAGATGCTGGAAGAATGACAATCTATTCAGACATACGCGAAATGCGCGTAGGGCAGACAGCGAGGGAAATGCAATGACCCGTGATTGCC